AAAAGTAATGATACAAACAGATTAGTATTAGATGATGATACAATGTCAACAGCAAATGCAGTATCGCTAACTGCTATAAATAATCTTTTTTTATGTGCTGATGAATCAAACAATGGAACTGGAACTGTTCGTTTCGTAAAAGGTACTGATAATGATTTAGATAGTGGAACAGCAGTAGAACTAGCAAGGTTTGATAATGACGGTAATTTAAGTTTTAGAGAAGCAAGTACTACTCAAACAAGATATATTCATATGCCAAGAGGTGGTGGTATTACTTTTTATGGAGATAAAAGTGTGCATCACGGAATTTTCTCAAGAGATGACAGCAATAACGCTGCAGATGACTTATTAATTTCATCTTATGGTGCAGTTTATATTGATTTAGATTCAAATAATAACAATACAAGTAATGCAAGTTTTGAAATTGGCAGACATAATGCAAGTGGTAGTCCTTTCTTTGTAGTAGACGGAGAAGACGGAGAAGTAACTCTTGCAAGTTTTCTTCTTGACGGTAATAGTATTTCTGGTATTGATGATTCTGGCGAATTTACTAATGATGATAATCACATTATGACTTCTGCTGCAGTAGAAGATAAAATTTTAGGTTATGGATATACAACTAACACAGGAGATATTACAGCAGTTGTAGCTGGTACAAATTTAACTGGTGGCTCAAATTCTGGTAGTGCTACTTTAAATATGGCTACTTTTTCTGCTAATATTGCTTGGAATGATGGTGTAAATATAACAGTAGCTGGAGAATCAAGTTTTGATGTATCTGGTAGTGGCGTATTTCAAATATGGGATTCTGGAGCTGGAGCGCCATTTATTATGTGTGATGTAGGACAACAAGTGGAAATTGGTAGTGCTGGAACAAGAGGATTAAAAGTACACGGAACATTGAACGCAACAGCAGATGTAGTTGCTTATACTTCATCTGATAAAAGATTAAAAAATAATTTAAAACCTATTAAAAACTCTTTAGATAAAGTTTCTAAACTATCTGGTTATGAATTTGATTGGAACGATAAACAAGAAACATATCAAGGACACGATGTAGGTATTGTAGCGCAAGAAGTAGAAGAAGTAATGCCAGAAATAGTTACTACAAGAGATAATGGATATAAAGCAGTCAAGTATGAAAAGTTAGTACCATTATTAATTGAATCTATTAAAGAACTAAAGGCAGAAATAGAGGAGTTAAAAAAATGACTTTAACTTCTTCTGGGCAAATAAGCATTAATGATATTAATGGAGAATTTGGTAGAAGTGGCAATACTGCTAATAGCTCGTTAGAAGATTTATCTGACGGAACCGTTGCAACTATTAATACTGTTAATGCAAGTGGAGATAGACCAGACGGTTCTGCTCCTCATGCTATGACTGAGTTTTATAGTTATGACCACGATGCAGCAGCAGCAAATGCTTCGTTTGGTACTTGGAGTGATACAACAATTAGATTTATAGGATTAAGTCCAGGTGGTAATATTGCTAATCACGCTAATACCACTAATGCTTTAACTGATGCAAGTGGAGCTATGAGTGTTACAAGCTCTACTACATCTGGAGTTCCTAAAGGTAGTCCTAGAGTAGCATTAGGTACAAGTGATCCTGGTGTAAATAGTAGCAATACTGTATTTGATAGTAAGATGAAAACACTTAACGGTAATCAACACAGCAGTATAACTTTTAGTGGTAGTGTAACTTGCCACGCTAGGTTTTGTTTTTTACCACATTCTAATGTTACTGAAAGTGCTATGAGGGATATAACATTTACAAATAACAATACTTCTAATACTACAATGACTTTACAAACAAGTGTTACAAATTTTGGTGGGTTTTGTGTACACGAAGCAGTACCAGTGAATTGTAAAGATTATTATAAACATATTAGTGAATTAGAGGTTGGAGATATGATTATGTCTTACAATTTCGAAACTAGTTCTATAGAAGAAGTGGAAATATTAAAAATAGAAAAACCAAAACATAACGATTTAGTTGTTTACTATTTTGAAGATATGGAAGATATAACATACTCGCATGGAAATACATCTACATTAAATAGAGGACTTTCAATTACCAAAGACCATCCTATTTATAAATTAGATGGAACTATGGTATGTGTTGATCCAATTAAAGCAAAAGAATTATATGGATTAGATGCTGAAGAAATAAAAAAAGGCGATGAAATTAGATTTATGGATACAACAAGAAAAGTAGATTTATACTTATTAAGTCCAGATGAAACAGAAACTTATACTATATTAACAAAAAATAATAACTTTTACGCAGGTGGCGTATTAGTACATTCAGAAATAGGGGAATAAAATGGAAGTAGGCAAAGACACTAAATTTACATTATCCTTAGAAACTGGGATTAGTATCCTAGTTACTGTAGGTATGATTATTGGTATGTGGTATTCCTTACAAGCAGAAATAGAACTTGCTAAAGAACTGCCAGAACCTGAAGTTTCACGTATGGAATATGATTTGAAAGATCAAATGATTCGTGATTCAATATTAAACACGGAAGAAAAAGTAGACAAACTTGAAGAAAAGGTAGACTCGGTTAAAGATGATACAAGAATGATTCAAGAAACTTTACTTGATATGAATAAAAACTAATGGGGTTTAAAAATGAATTATTATTATGGTATGGCATGGTTGCTTGGATTATTACTATGGCAATCACCCTTATACTCGCAGTCAGTTAACTTAGATAGTTTTGCAGAAGTACAAGCATTAAATGTACAACAATGTGCAGTAGTGCAAGTAAACGCAGGTTGGAACTATCAAAACAGGGTAGAAGTAGAAAAATTAGCTAAACTTTGTTATGTAGCTGAAATTGATTTAAGCAATAAAGCAATAGGTGCTGTTATTCAAAAAGAATGGAATATTAAAGTAGTACCTACTATTATTATTTTAAAAGAAGGCGTAGAAGTTATGAGATATGAGCCAGGTATAAGCATGAGATTTAATCAGCAAGAAGTATTTGATAAGATTAAAAAAGAGATTAAATGAGAAGAAAAACATTTGGATCATTCCAGAAAAGAGTAGTTAGAAAGAAAAAAACTAGACAAGGAATGGGTAATAATACTAAATTTGGTAATAAAAATAGTAAAAAATATTACAAAAAACGCAGTAGAGGACAAGGATAATGGCTGTAAAAAAAGATTCTAGATTAAAAAGAGCTGGTGTTTCTGGTTACAACAAACCTAAAAGAACACCTGGTCATAAAACCAAATCACATATTGTAGTTGCAAAATCGGGAGATAAAATTAAAACTATAAGATTTGGACAGCAGGGCGTTAGCACAGCAGGTAAAAAGAAAGATGCTAAATCTAAAGCTAGACGCAAAAGTTTTAAAGCAAGACACGCTAAGAATATAGCTAAAGGCAAAATGTCTGCAGCATATTGGGCTAATAAAGTGAAATGGTAAAGGAGATTAGATATGCCATACGGTAAAGGTACATACGGAAGTAAGGTAGGTAGACCACCTAAGAAGAAAAAGAAAAAATCTAAGAAAAAAGGGAAAAAGAAATAATGGCTAAGACAGTAAGTTGGATGTGGGGAGGCAAACGCTATAAAGGTACTTTAATTAGAGAAACTAAAACTCATAAGTTCGCAAGAACTCATAATGGTAAAATTAAGAAAATTAAAAAGAAGTAATTAATAACCAATAGGAGAACCACTAACAATGGCTAAAGAAAAAAAAGAACAAGTGAATCTTAAACAAGATGCTGATATCAAAATGAATACTTTGGTTGAACAGCACAATGAACTTGTGAAGGATATACAAGAAGCTAACGGTAGATTAGCTGAGTTAAAACAAATGATTATTGAGCATCAAGGATATATAAAAGGCCTTGAAGCTTGTGATGAAAACTGTGAAAAGGAGTAACAAATGGGACCAATATTAGGTAAAGTTCTTACAAGTTTAGGAACAGAAAAACTTATTAAAGCGATCATAATGCATTTAGGAGATTGGCTAGTACTTAAATCTTCTAATAAATTAGACGATAAGCTTTGGGCTGAAGTTAAAAAAGCATTAGATAAAAAATAGGAGGTTTCATTGAAACTAAAAAAACGTGGTATTGTAATACCAGACCAGCATTATCCATTAGAAGATAGAGCTGCAATAGAGTGCGTTAAGAAAGCAATATTGAAAATAAAACCTAAGGTGTTTGTAAACTTAGGTGATGTAGGGGAATGGGAGTCTGTATCAGCTTGGAGATATAAAGATAAGAAGTTACCACCTTTGGAGTTTCAACTTCCTTTAGTGCAAGAAGATATTAGATTAGTAAATCAAGGATTAGACGAGTGGGATGAAATACTTAAAAAAGTTGGATGTAAAGAAAAGTATTTATTACAAGGTAACCACGATATCTGGTTGGATAATTTTGCTAATAAATATCCTTATCTTAATGATTACACATTTTTTAAAGCGTGTAAAATAAAAGAAAGAGGATATAAATACACAGAATACAATTTGCCAATCCAAGTAGGCAAGTTGGTATTTTTCCATGGTGCGTTTGCTACTACGTATCATGCGAAAAAACATTTAGAAACATACGGTGAAAACGTAATGTATGGACATACACACGATTTACAGCGTCATACACTTACCAAGTTAAATGGTAATATCGCTGCTTGGTCGTTAGGATGTTTAAAAGATATGTCACACGAAAGTAACCAATGGTTAAAAGGTAGACTACATAATTGGGCACACGCATTTGCTGTGGTTGATTGGTTTACCAATGGAGATTTTAAAGTAGAGATTGTAGAAATTGTAGACGGTAAAACAACATTATGGGGGGATATTATAGATGGAAACAAGTAATTCACCTGGTGGTGTTGTACAAGGAACTTCTACTAACAGCAATAGAAGGAAGTACAATTTTACAGCTAAAAAAAAGAAAAAGAAAAAAATGAAAACTATGATGGATGTATTAAGAAATGCCAAAAAAAATAATTAACATAAATAATTTTAGTGGAGGATTAGATACTTTAGCATCACTTCGTGATTTAAAACCTAATCAGTTTACTATATTAGACGGTTTAGATAACGAGGTGTTTGGTAAGCTAGAAACTATTGGTAAGTTAGATCCTGTTACTGTTTCTGGATTACCTACAAGTAACTCTATTCATAATGGTAATGGATTATTACATTTTAATACTGATGTAAAAATAAATGATGCTAGTGTTGTTGCTACAGAATATTTAGCATATCACGATGTAAATAATAGAAGTGTTAAATTTATAGAATTAGGAGATAGTTCTAATACCAATAGAGATACAATACAAGGTAGTGCAACTGTTTCTACTGGAGGTAATTCTTTTACTGGCAATATAGATATGTCTGTTGTTGATGGAGATTTAAGAATTTACGGTGATCATACAGACAATACAAATGCTGCTAATCAATCTACTCCAAAAATTGTTCAACACATTAAATATACTAGAAATTTAGCTGAGTCTACTGTTACTACATTACAAACTACAAAAGATTCTTTTGCTGTAAATGATTTGTTTATAGCACCTGTAAATATTAATGGAAGCGGTATATATGATAACACTTTAATTAAAAAAGGATCTACTGGTAGTCCTAGTGCTGGTAATAATTCTGAAGTGTTTATGTTGTCTGACAGCTTATATCAAGTAAGCAATGCACCTCCTTATTATAACACTTCTGTAACATATGCAAATTATAGCAAAGTTAATCTTGCTGCTACATTACAAAGTCATTCTTTAAATACTGCTTCAAGTAAAGTTGGAGGTATGGTTTGTATAGCATATTTTAATGGATCTGCTACATCAGTATCTCAAGATGCAGAAAGTAGTATTGTAGTATACAAAAGCACAGCAGCTAAAGTTTATGGATTATGGGCTTCATTAATTTACGATGATAAACAAGAATCTGGACCAACATATATTGGAGATGTTTATCAACCTACATTAACTGAAAATAAAAAAAGACAATTACATTTAGCGTTTGCTGGTAGACCTACAGACAAAGATAGAGTTACTGGATTTAAAATATATTGGGGATTAATTGATTCTTACAATATTGATAGTAACGGTAAAGTAATTGGGGATGTAGGACAACGTTATTTATTAGCAGAAGTAAATTATGAAAAAGGCGTAAGATTAAATGGGCAAAGTGGTTTTTCTAAATTTGCAGTAGAAAGCATTGGTAGTAGTGCTAGAAACGAATATTTATTCCCTCCTAATGGTTTTAGTACTAATCATTTAGTAGGTGCTACATTAAGCGATTTAAGTATAGAAGAACCATTATTAACAGAAAAACACACTGCTATTGGCAGAATTAACACTGGTGGTAAAACATCTACCATAGTAAATAGAAAACTTTATGTAGGCAATGTTCAGTATTATGATAACAATAATACATTGCAAACAAAGAATGATCGTTTAATAAAATCAAATACAAATGATTTTGATTTTTTTGATGCAGATAATTTTATAGATGTAGAAGTAAATGATGGAGAAGATATAACTGTATTAGAAAGTTTAGGTGGTAGAATATTACAATACAAACAAAATACATTATTTGTTATTAATGTTAGTAGGGATATAGAATTTCTTGAAGGAACATATGAACAACGTGGTTGTTTAAAACCTAGTCATTTAGTTAAAGCTCAAGGATTTGTTGCTTGGATAAATAAATTTGGTATTTTTATGTATGATAATAGACAAATGATTAATTTAATACAGGCAAAAGAAACAGGACAAAATAAATTAAATTGGGATACTTTATATAATGATAGTATGCAATTATCTTATATACCATTTAAAGAACAATTAATTGTATTTAATAAAGGAGCTAATACAGAAGGTAAAGGTAGTGTATATTTGTATGATTTAAAATCGGGCTCATTTACTAAAGAAACTAACTCAGGTGTATCTGCACTTACCTATGATGTTTTTGGCACCACTAACACTACAAATTTCGTGTCTAACAATGATGGTAGTATTATGGCTGTTAATTTAGATGGTAGCAATAATTATACATTGCAAAAATGGTCAGCTGGTAATCAATTTAAAAAGTACAAAGCAAATACTATATTAATGAAAACAAAAGAATTTACATTTGGTACTCCTAGCGTACCTAAAAATTTAAATCATATATATATTGCTGCGCAAGAAGGTGATAATATTAAAGTTATGGTTACACCTATTACAGACGGTGGTAACAATGGAGTTGCTGTAAATCCTAACACAACTGCAGATACAAACGAATTGCCTACTTCTAGTGATATGTCTTACAAAAAAATTGTAGTAAACGCACCTGAGTTGAAAACTACGGCAAGTCAAAGAGTATATGGATATAGTGTATCGTTAGTAGTTGTAGATGATAGCAACAGTAGCGACACTCTTGATGATGTACAAAAAGAATTTCAATTACATGATATACAATTAGTTTATAGAGAGATGTTACCAAAATGAGAACAACTACATTAGCATCTAGATCAGGACAGTTTTATAAAACTTTTGGAACAATTATGAGAAGAGCTCCATTAAGTAATGAAGGCAATATAGGTGATTCTGTTAAAGTTTTGTTAGGTCAAAAGCTTTATGAGTATGTAAAAACTGATAAAGGTTGGGTTAGAAATATATTTGAAAAAGATTCTTTGGGAACTGCAACAGATGAAACAACAGAACCAACAAGTACTAATGTACCTCTATATCAAAACTTTATAGCTGTTTATTCACAAACTGGTTCAGGTCCACAAGTTGCTTTATCTTGGACTTGGGATAGTAGCACTGGAGTAACAGATCAAAAATTAAAACGTTCTTTAAAACCACCATTTGGTACATTTGATACAGCTAAAATATGGAATGGTTCTGCTTTTGTTGCAGATACTGGAAGTATTGTTTCTTTTGCAAATAATACTACAACAAGTTTTACAGATACAACTGTAGAAAATTCTGCTAACGTAGAACCTAATACTTATTTATATACAATTGAAGCATCTTACGGAGGATCTACTGTAGGACCAGAAAGTGCACAAACAACAACTGGTTCTGTATTTGTAGGTACTTCTTATAAACAACGTATCGAATATACAGAAAATGGTACAGGAGCATATAGTGGTATATCTGATGGAGATATTGTTTCTGGTGGTTGGACTGATGGCAATTTAGTTGCTTGTGCTGCACTTACTAATGTTGGATCTATGTTAGATACGACTGGAGGCAATGTTGCTTTTAATGTTATATCTCAAGAACAATTTCAAATTTATGGAGATTTTACATCGTTAGAATTTGGTGCAGGAGAAAGAATATATTCTAATGCTAATTTAAGTACTGCATTTAACACTGGTACTTATTATTATAGAGAAGGATTAGGATTATTTGGTTCTGAACCTAAAATATATAAAAGCGATAGCAATGGAGATATTACATTTTTTAGAGGATCGTTTCCAAATGCTGTTACATCAATTGCATTAAATGGAAGCGTAGGTACAACTACTATACCTTTACGTATTACAGCAAATACGCAAGTAACAAATAATTTTGTATTATATAAAAGACCATATGGAGGATCGTGGGATTCAGGAACTAGTGTTACACCTAGTGCCAAAGGTTATGCTGCAAATACTGCTGTAAATACAGATATTACAGTAACTGGTTTAGCACAATCGCAACGTTATGATTTTAAAGTAGTAGCACAAGGATTAACAGATAGCGCAGAAGTAGAAGTAACTAATGCTAATTTAACTACTTCTGGTACTCCAAGCCCTACTGTAAATGCTAGTCCTACTAGTGTACAACACGCTCCATCAAATAGTGCAGGATATTATTATTCTGATGTAGTTACTGTAACAGTAACAAATGGTACTGGTAGTATATTTATACAAGGAGTACCTGCTAGTAATACATTTCACGTTCCTCAATATAGAGTAGCAAGTAGTGCTAGTGATAAAATTACAAGTGGCGGTAGTTGGACTACTGCAAGTACATATCCTTCAGATCAAACCTCTACTATAACACCAAGTAGTGGAACTGTGTATGTGCAATTTAGAAGTCAATTAAGTTATAAAGCAGCAACAGATCAATATAGAGATGGTGTTGCAACATTTAATTTTAGAGAAACAACAAGTTCTGGTACCGATACTGATTCTACGGCAGCAGGAATTAGATGGCAAGTATTTCAACCATAAGGAGAAATTATGAATATAGGTTCAAAGTTAAGCACATATACAGCACAAGCTGGAGCTGATGTTGCTGTAGATAAAGCAAAAAAAGATGAAGAGTATAGAGATAGTCTTTTAGGAAGAGTTATGTATTTTGGTACAGCAGCTATGTCTGGAGCGCAAGTAGGTTTTCAATTAGGCAAAACATTAGAGCCTGTTGCTGCTAATTTTCAAGCACGAAGAGGTGCTAGAGATATATATAATAAAAATAAAGAAATAGCGCCAGGTGTTACCCCTCAAGGTAACTATGATAATTTTAGAGATTTTTACAAAAGCGTATTTAAAGAACCAGCTAGAGAAGCAATGAAAGATGTTGGTCCGATGGAAACAATTAAAGATGAATCTGGTAATGTTATTATAGAAGGCAAAGATAGAACAAGTAGAAGAATGATGGATAAAGCTAGGGTTAAAGCATTTTATTTAAACTCAGTTACAAACTATCAAAATACTACAACTCAAGACGGAGAAATGAAATTTCAACAAACTACTCCAGTAAGAAATATAGCAGATCTTTATCCATCACAGCGTATTGCTAATTTTGGAACAAATGTTATACAAGGAATTACTGGACTGCAAACAATGGAAGTTAACAATGAACAAGAACAATCAAGCTTGTTGGATTATTCTACAAATATGGCGTTTGATAGACAAGATATGGAGGACCCAAATGTCTAAGTTTGAAGAAAAATTATATGAACATATGAAGTTACGTGAAGGTTATAAAAACGAAGTATATTTAGATACATTAGATAAACCTACTTGCGGTATTGGTCATTTATTAACTGCATCAGAACGTGAAGATTATCCTGTAGGTACTGAAGTAGATGATTATAAAATTAAAGAATGGTATATGGAAGATATTACCATTGCGTTAGAAGCAGGAAAAAAACAAGCTAGAATATTATCTACAGACGATGATGATATTGTTATAGCATTAACATCTGTTAATTATCAATTGGGTAGAAGTTGGACTAAAAAGTTTCCTACTGCTTGGAAATGTTTATGTCATAGGGAGTATGATCGTGCTATAGATGAAATAATGTATGCAGATAAAAAAACAGATAGACATTCACGTTGGTATAAACAAACACCAGTACGTGTAGAAGATTTTGTAAAAGCAATTAATAAATTGAAGGAGATACACAATGGCTAAAAAATATAATAATATTTTAGAATGGGCTAAAGACAATGAAATTAAATTGACTTCTAAAGATAAAAATGCTATTGTTAAATCAGGGGGTATAACTTCTTTGAAAGATGCTACACCAGCTAATTATTATCAGATGGGTGTTGAACCAACAAATAAAAATTATAAAGATATGTATAGAGAAATTAAACAACTAGGAGATGAAATGGCTAAAAAAAATATAGTTAGTCCAGATAGGCAACAACCGCCTATGGCTAAAAATATGGAACTAAATATGGAAGATGAAATAACTATGGGTAAACGTGAAGCAAACGCTGCCTATGCACCATATTTTAACGAATACAATTGGTTAAAAGCTATATCACCTAACTTAGTAGTAAAGATAAAGGAGTAGTTATGCCATTAGCATTTATAGGAGCAGTATTAGGAGCAGCAGCAACTACAGCTGCCGCAGATAAAGCAAGACAAGAAGGCACAGCACAAAGAGGAAGGTTACGTCAAGTATTTGGAGATGTACAACAAAATGCTTTAGGTTTATTGCCAGAAGTTCAAAACAACGAAATACGTAGATTAGAACAACAAGCAGGAAGATTTGATTTGATGACAGATCAACGAGTATCAAGATTTGATGCTGCCGAAAACAATATAGGTAGAACAGGATTTTCTAATGTAGGTTCTGACATTATAGATCCAACTGATGCATTTACTGGATTAGATTTAGCTTTCCAGGCATCTAATCAAAAAATATCAGAACAAAAACAATTAGAAACAGATTCAATACAAAGAACATTCTTAGACGCTGCTAAGTCAGCTGCACAAGGTGGAGCAGTATTGTCTACAGATTTTGCACAAGCAGTACAAAATAAATATGGAGGAGTAGGGTAATGGCTAGTTATGAAACTGAATTTTTGCAAGCATTAAATATGGCTTCACAAAGCGCTTCTGGATTATTAAAAGCAATACGTGAACCAGACTATGAAGAAAAGCTTGCTATGGAAACAGAAAAAAGAAAAGAGCTGCAGCGTTCTCAAGCAGAAATTAATTTAGAGTTTTTAGGTGAACAACAAGACTTTGCAGCTGATGAGTCACTAAAAAGTAGAGAGCAAGAAACAAAAATTGTAGATATGACTCAAGAAGCAGCTTTAAAACGTTTAAATATTAGTACTGATTCTGCTGAAAAAATGCAAGATGCTAGAATAGAATCTACAGAAGGAATGCAAATAAAACAAATTGCAGCTACTAAAGCATTAGAAGATAGTCGACAAGAATTTCAATTTGCAACTCAAGATATACAAAATAATTTTACATTAAATAGAGATAAAAATTTGCACGGATATGCAATAGATCAAATGAACATAGGTCATGCTCTTAATGTTAATATGGCTAATGTAAATCATAGAAATAAATTAGATCAAATGGAACAGGCAAATATTTTAAGCAAAGACATGAAAAAGTTTATTACATTAGAAATTCCTAGATATGAAAGAATGTCAGCAGAAGAACAGCAAGAATGGTTAAATGAAAAAGTAAAACATTATAAAAATGGAAATGGCACTGGTGCTTTTACAATGAAAACAAGAGCTGAAGTATATATGTTGGCACAAAATAAATTAGGACAAGCACAAGCAGAAGATAATTTTCAATGGATGAAGGGTAATGGTTTTTCTAATTGGGTAGCTAGTGGTACTAATGGATTTATTACTTTTGGTGGTACTGGTATGCAAATGAAACAAACAATACAAGGCGAAAAATACCAAGAAAGAGCTTTTGATTTTAATATGAATTTACAAAACGAAGCATTTAATAATTCCTTAGGTCAACAACTTATGCAAAATGAAATGTTTGGTGGAATTCCTGACAAGGACAAAACTAGTATATTAAATTCTGCGCAAGGACAATCTGCTATGTATGGCAATATGGATTTAGATAATCCTGTTACTATGAAAGCTATTAATACTAAATTAAGTTTTGATACTGATAATGCTATAGCAAGATTAAATCAATCGTATGATAGTATGCAATTTCCAGATCAACCTAGTACTTTATTTAGAGGTAGTAAAGCACATAGCAAATTTTTAACAGAAGGAGCTAATGTGTTTAATGATTTATCTGCAAACTTGTTAGTACGTTCTCAAGCTTTAGCTGATATAGGTATTAACAATGCTAGCAAATCTTTTAAAAAGGAATTAAGGCAGGATATATTGCAGGGTATTAAACGAGCTGAACGTTTAAAAAGTTCTGCTAAAAAAGTTAAAGATGCAGATAAAGGATTAATTGAAAGCATTGAAAATAAACAAGCTATACTACAATCATACTACGATCAAATAAAATAATATGGGATTAGACAGAAGAATACAGCTACTAGAAAGCGCTTTAAATTCTGGTAATTTAGACCAAGATCAGTATTTATTGGGTTTAAAAAAGTTTTACGATAGAATTCCTAAGACGTTTGACGCCCGTAGTTTGCGTCATATGGAATCAAAACTAGTTGATGCAGGCTTACCCCTTACTGATGGAAGACAAGGCCAATCTGACGGTCTTTTAGCACAAGTTACATCTGGACTATTAGAGGGTTTTACTACCTTTGGATTTGCAGACGAACCTGATACTTCTACTGAAAAGATAGCAAATTCATTATCTCATTTAGTTGGATTAGCACCTGGTGTTGTTATGCAAGCTATGAGTGGTGGTGCTTCTGCTACTGCTTTAGTTGCTAGAGGTTTAAGAAGACAAGCAAAGTCTAGAGGTATAACGCAATTTGATACTGTAGCAAATAGGCTAGATGATGTAGGTAAATCATTACAATATTCTAATAATAAAGTTGCTCGTGGATTTACAAAACTTACAGAAAAATTACCAGGTGGTAAAGCGTTTAGATCCCCTATGCCTGTAGGTGTAGATACTGTAACAGGAGAAAAATTATATGGTTTACAATCTTTACCTGGTATTGCTGCTAGTTTTGTACAAAAACAAAGTACAAACTTTTTAAAAGATAACAATATACAAGCTGCTAGTTTTATACATAAAAATGTATTTAAAAATAGATTTATGAGTGCAGAAACTCGTGACAATATTGTAAATCAATCTGTCCATTTAGGATTATTATTAGGTGCATCTGCTAGAGAGCAAGGTGTAGCAGGTATGGGTCAAGCAGCTGTATCTGGCGCTATTGCTGGTGGTATTTTTGGAGGTATTGGTGAATATGCAAACATAGGTAGAATGTTGTCTAGTAGCAATGTTGGTGTTAGAACTGCTGGAGAAAAAATTGTAAGAGGATTTGCTAAAGCATTAAAAGAACAACCTAATCGTAGAGATCAATTTGAAACAATTAACTTTCTTATGAAAGGTACTGCTGGTGCAGCGTATGGTACTACTACTGCTAAGTTACACAATATGCCTTTAGAAGATCAAATATATGAAACGTTAATGGCTGTGTTCTTTTCTGTTAATAGTAGAGCATCTTTTGAGAATAGAGCTACTAGAGATATATTTAATTCAGAAAAAATAATACCAAGAGATTTAAAAATGAAAGAAGCACGTAAGTGGCTAACTCAACAACCTTGGTATCAAAATGAATCTTCTGCATATAAAACATATTGGAGCAGGTATTTAAAAGATATACAGCGTCAACAAATGGATTATGTAACACAAAACTATTATGACATTGTTGCTATACTTGCACCGCAATACAAAGCATTAAAAGAACAAGGTTTAATTACTCCTGAAATGGAAGCTAAAGCTAAAACTGATTCTAAAACAAGACAAGATTTATTAGAAAAATTATATGAAGCAGCAGAACGTACAGAAAAAAGTTATGAAGATTTATATAATAAAGATCAAGTAGAACAAGAAGTAGCTAAAAAAGAATTTGAGTTTTCTTCTATTGAAATGGATAAAGAGGTTAGATATATAGAACAAGATACTTCTTTAGCTAGTGAATACTTACCTAAGCAACGTTCATTGAAAGGTATTTTTATAGACATAAAACGTAAAGGTACTCCAAAAGCAAAAGATTTAGATGTACAAGAATTACATCAATTATTTAAAAAGAAAGCTATTGATAACAATTTTGTTCCTGATTTATTTATTAAACAAATAGAAAAAGATTATAGTATTAAAGTTACTCCCGAACAAACAAGAGATTTGCAACAAGCAATACATAAATATAAACATTTAGATAAATTTAAAATATCTAGAATTTATATAGTTCCTGAAGTAACTGAAAAAAGATTAAAAGAACGTAAGAACACAGAACCTGTATTTGAGAAAGAAGCGCCAGAAGTAGATATATATAACAAACCTATTGGCGGTAAAAAGTCTGGTACTAAAGAAGATCAAGGTAGTCGTATTAATAAAATATATGCTAATAAAAATGAACAAATACATTTAGATATAGACTATTTAACTACTGTTATATCTTCTAGATATTTTGATGCTACATCTGGTAAATATAAACCTGGTTCTGAAATAGGTAATGTATCTCCATTAGGTATTGATATATTTGCTTTTCCTAGTAAAAAATCTAAAGACCCTGTAAATGCATCTAGATTTATGACTGATAAACAACTTGAACAAATACAAGAAGGTTTAAGTAAAGATGGTTTATATATACACGCAGCAGTTAGCGATACTGGTAGATTGCAAGTAAGAGCATATCCTTGGTCTACAAAAAAGAATACTACTAACTATTTAAACGATAAAGATTTAAAAAAAATAGACAGAGCTATACGTAAAGGTGATTATTTTGAAGAAAAAATACCAACTGATCCTAAGAAATATAAAGAGAATGTTGCTTTTGTAATTTGGAGAATGAAAGAATTAAATTTATTAGATGAAGTAAGTAAATATAAATATAGCAATACAGGAGGATTTGAAGTTTCTACAAAAGGAAATTTTCTTGGAAAACAATTTAGTGCTTTAAATGCTAGGTTGAAAGATGGTAGAACTATTGAAGAAGCTTATCAACAAGCTAAAGGAACAGGAAAAGGAAAACCAGCTAAAGACCCTAATTTTGATTACTATGGAACTTATAAAAGCTTGTGGAAACAATGGGCAAAAGAAAATCCTGGAAAAATAAAAGAACTTAAAGATTTTTTAGATAAAAATAATATCACAACATTAACCGATAGATTTGCAACTACAGAAAATAGACAAGATAGAGCAATAGTTGAAATACTGAACGAACAAACAACCTTTAATAAAGAATATACAGTAGATAATATTATAGAAAAGTTACCTCAATATTTAAACTCAGAACCTTATACTGATGTTACTAAAATGCAAAAATATACAAAACATATGACAGGTGTAGAAGTTCCTATTGATAAAGAATTTATTAAAGATGAATACATTCATGTAGTAGCATCAGATCTTGATGGTAGTATTAAAGGCCTTGGTAAAGCTATGGAAAAATTTAATTCAGGAACAGACGGTGGTAGTTTATTAAGAGCTGCAAAGTTTGATAGACTTGCAGAAGCATACGGATTAGATCCTGAAACTGGTGTTATTAAAACAATACACTTACATAGACCTGGCAAGTTTGAAGACGGAACTAACCGTGGCACTGTTATTATTAAAACTGCTACATTTAGAATGCCACCTGATATGGAAAAAAGTATAGATTTATATGAAAAACAAAACAATGAAAAAAATCCTATTGATTATATTCATTATGATACATCAGTTAAAGAGTACAGTGGAAAAAAAAGACCTGTATTTGAACCAAATACTATGAGTGTCAATATAACCTTGAAGTCTACATGGAAATCAAAATTAGAAGACAATTATATTAATTTAGATGTATATGAGAATTTTAACAAATTAGAAAAATTAAAATTATTACGACAAGTTACTTCTAATTTAAATACCATAGACTTTGACCCTAGCACTTCAGAAGGTGCTTTATTTTGGAAAGAATGGGCTACCATTATTAACAAGTCAGCAAGAGGAGATAAAGATGCTAACTTGCAGGTAGAAACAGCTTTTAAAAATAATCAACCTATACCAGATAAGATAGACATAGACTCTATAGATATACGTTTTATTGGAGATGTGTTTTATAATAGTCCTGATAGTATTACAGCTAGAAGTTTATTACGTAAATTATTTAATAATGATAGAAATGCTGAACGTGATAGAAAAATAGAACAATCATTTAATGACTATGGCATTGAAACATATAACAAACAATTAATTGAAGATTATTTAATTAGTACAAATTTTGAACCTGGTTCATATATGCGACCAGGTGTATTAGATTTTATTAACGAATCTATTTCTACTTATATGTTTAAAAGACTTACTAGACCAATCGTAGAAGAATCGTTTAGTTCTAAATTGGGTTTATATGATGCGCTTATTAGAAACAAAAAACAAACATACAGTAAAGCATCAAAAGGTTTAGCAAACAATGAGTTTATGTTGTATGAAGGTGCTAGAGAAATTCCTATTACAGACCCTCTTACTAACAAGAAAACAACATTAGGAAAATTCTGGGATAAGTTTGAAAAAGAATATGCAAAAGATCAATCTTCTGAAACATTTAAAAAACTAGACGAGGCACGCAAAAATATTATGTATATACGTTCACCTATGGTAAGTAACAGTGGTGTCCGTATAGGTACCTTTGTGGGTTTTTTAAAGGGTAGGAAAGGACTATCACTAGTATCAAATGAGTTAAATGACTTTTATATGAATGGTGCTGATAAAGATATTGACTCAGCACATGTATTTTGGAGTATGCCTAAGGATGTAACTAAAGCATATAATAAAACATCTATACAACGTGGACTAGAACGTGATGGCGAAATGATTGGATTAGACGATCCTGTTATTGCTAAAGAGTTAGCTAATGCAAAATTTCCAGAAGCACAAACACGTGGTCAGCAATTAGCTGATATGATAAGTGTTAATTCTAAAATTAAAAATGGTATCTTTAGTGCTATAGGTAAAGATAGTGTTGGATATATTACCAATCAGTTTCAGATAGCTAAATTAGAAATGGACCTTATAAGCCAACGTGGATTGTTAAAAGATAAACAACTTTGGCAAGATTTAAATATAGATCAAAACGTTGTACAAAGTACCTTTATTGATGCTAATAAACTATTAGATGTAGATTTACCTTCTGGTACTACACAAAGAGTAAGAAAAAAATATAAAGAAAGTTTATTAGATAAAGAAGAAAGATTAGTGTTGCGTGATATGTATAAGTTAGTATTTAGTAAGGTACGTAAAGGTGAAGAACCATTGGATGCTGAAGTAGTATCTCAAGAATATTTAACAATGACTGAGGGTACTACGGGTTATATGAGATTAATAGCACAAGAATTATCTGGATTAAAAATGGAAATAAATCCTTATAACGTTATAGACAAAGAAGCTGTAATACCTATGTTAAAAGATTTATCTGCAGTTATGAAAGACCACCCTTTGTTTAAACGTGCTAATTTAAGAAAATTTGATGAATGGTTTATGGAAGGCATAGATGCAAAAGAGTTTGACACTATTAATAACTATCCTCCATTTTTGTGGAACAAAGTTAGTGGTATTGTAGACTTGTCTAGTGCTTTAAAGAAAGCACAAACGTTTAAAGATCACGCTGTAAAGAATTTAGATATGGACCCGCAGCAAGTTGATAAGTTTATTGTAGATGTTATTGAAACAACATTTGAGCAGCGTAATAAAATATATCAAGCGTTTGATAGAAACAGACAGTGGTATAAAAAACAAAACACTAGAAGCTATGGTGATCAAATATTATTTACAAAAGAATCATTAAAAGAACAGTTGGAAGTACTATCTAATGCTAGAAAAAATATTGGTAAACCTTTAAATCCATTAACTAAACGTTTAGTAGAAGATTTGTTTGATGTATTTTATATAGCTAATCCTGTGTTAGATTTAAACTTTACTGGATTTAGAGGTCAAAAAAGATTTCAATTTTTAGAAAATGTTAACGCTGCAATAGATGCGTTAGTAAAAGATAAAGCAGAATTTGAAAAGTTAAATAAAGGTTCTGAAGAATTTCCTAATCAATCTAAATTAGAAGATTTGTATGAACAAAGAGGTGCACTACAAAGAGAGTTTGTAGGATCGTTGCCAGATTTAGAACAAACTTGGTCTATAAAAGCTCGTAATAAACAGTATATGGCTAGAGAAAGATACAATACATTGCTAGAAGTATCTAAAGAAAAACAAGAAAGAATAGAAAAATTTAAAAAAGATTTTGATTATGATAATATTATGGACTATATAATGGAAGATATTACGCCTCCATCTAGTTCTATGGCTTCAGAACCAGTTGTTATAGATCCTGCTAAACCAGCAGTTAATAAAACAAAACAAATGATTCCTGATTTTATTCCTATAGATATTTTAACTGATCCTAAAGCGTTAAATGCTTTAATTATTAGGTCAGAAAAAATTGCTAAAAATCAGACGCCTTTTATAAAAGAATATATTGCTAGACTTGGAGATGTTGTACAGTATCAAATAGCTAATGGTAATCCTGACATACTTTATAATATGTCCAGTCTTTACTCTTTATTTTTTCAAAGAGCAGACAGAACAATTGATTTAATACAAGATGTATCTGGATTAAGATTAAAATATTTTGTTAATCATATGGAAAATGTATACGGTCCTTCTGATGCTTATAATCAAATAAAAAGAAATAAACAAATGATTAATCAGGCAGAAAAAGAATTATACGTAGATATAAGCCAAGAAGTTCCTTTAAAAACATTTGTGCAATATGCTAAAGAAAATAATGTCTTTACAAAAATGTTAAAAGATAAAGAGTTGTTTAGAAAAACAAACAATGAATATCGTAAATATGTATTAGAGTGGGCAGACAAAAACGAAGGATCATTAACAAAGTTAGCAGATAATACAATAGGAAAACTATTTAAAGACGCAGATGCTGTTGTATATGGATATAATAAAAAGAGTGAAACTATTATACCTTATAAAAATCAAGGTGCTTTAGAAAAAGATATGAAGAAGAATCCTTTGATAGAACAAATTAATCATAATACTTTATCTAAAGTTGTTACAGATAAAATAAACTTTATGTTTCCTTTAGATGCTAATATGCGTAGTCCTGAATGGTTTGACCAAATTACAGGAATATTTCAAAGATTAGATAAATTAATTGCACCGTACGAAAAAAGATTTCAGTTAGATAGAGGTATAAAATTTAATCCAAAGACTAAACAATTAGATGAATATGGTATTTTAGTACCTACCTCTACTTTAAAAACTATTACAGAAACTATTTATACAAATCATAGTATTGCTAATCAGTTAAAAGATTTTAATTCAACTATGATTGGGTTTTATAAAAAAACATTAAACATAAAACAAAAAGGTTATAAAGATAATCAAGATGTTTTATGGGAAGTAGCTGTATTACGTCACGTATTAGGACAAGAAGGACTTGGTCCTAAAAAGAAAAATACTTTAATGGAAGAACGATTGCAGCTACAAAAAGATTTAGATTCTGCTGAGTTAAAGTTAAAACAAATAACTAAAGATTTATATTACACAGACAAAAAAGGCAATCAACAGTTTGTTAGTCCTTCTAAGTATGTTGATATTATTAAAGATCAGGTAATACAACCTGTTATGGATTTTGCTTTAAAAACTGTAATTGAAAGTAATTATAAAAACATTGAACAAGTATTCAAAGATACTGTTTATAAAAAAGAATATAAACCAGCTAAGACATTTTTACCTAACAGTCCTTTCTTTTACCAACAAAGATTAGCTGAAATGTTTTATAATAAGAATGGATTAATTAGTCCTGCTAGATTAATTGCATATGATAAAGCTATTAGGTTAAAACAAGATACAGTTTCTGGTGCTGAAATATTACGTAATCATTTTCATTTAGATGATATACAATTTATTAAATATAGTTTAAATGTTAGAGAGCATATTAATAATAAATATTCTAATTATTTAAATAAAGCAGGTGAAATAAATTGGAGTCTTGTTGATAAAACATTAATAGAGGGCAGTCGTAAACGTACTGTAGGAGATCAGATACGTTCTGAAATACAATCTATTATGAAGAAAATGGATGCAAGACAAATAGAAGTTGGTAAGTTTAAACACCAGAATGAGTCTTCACAGTTTTGGCCTTATATGGGTTCTTTCCTAGTTAAAGAAAATTATCAAAAAATTATTAATGAATATCTACCTCAAGAAAAACAACGTATTATGGAAAAATCTGTAGATCAATTGTTAAATAAAAATGATGCACAAGAAGTTGCAAATAAACAATTATCATTAGAAGATGCTAGAATGTTAGAGTATATAAGATTAGAAAATAGTATTAAAGAAGTAAATACCTATGAAAATCCTTTCTTAGATAAAGATGCGATAGATATGTTAAATCAAGTATCTACTAGAAAAGATCGTGTAATATATCCTGGACAAGGTATGTCTACACACGCACGTTCAAGACTTGAAAGAGCATTACCATTTTTTAGAACTGATGGTAATGTTCCTTTAGATTATATGAACAGTATAACTAGAGGTCTTACGCAAAACATTTCTGCGTTATATAGTAGAATATACTTAGAAACTTTTTTAAGACAAGGTAGACAAAACGAACAAATGACCGATGTTATAGATCAATGGCATAGTACTTTATTAGATTTTACCAAAGGTTATATGGGTCATCCATCTACAAGAGATATTGAAGCACACGGTTTTGGTAAAAAAGATTATGAGTTATTAAAAGAGTGGAAAGAAGCTGACTATGCACAATCTTGGAAATATGGTAAACTAAATAATGTTCAAAAGAAATTATTGTTTGATATGGAACAAGCAGCAATACCTTCTATGAATGAACAACGTAGTAAACGTAAAGAATTATTTGCTGACCAAATTAAAAAACGTGGTAAAGAAATAAAAAATATGACCAAGGAAAAACGTGATGAATTTATTGTAGAAAAAATTACACCAAAAATTAAAAAAGATTTTACTGTTTGGATGGCTGAAAGCACACAAAAAAATCTTGATGCATTAATTGTTCCTGGGAATATTGATAAATTAAAAATTAGATACACACCTAGACAATGGTTTAGTGATGAATCCGTAGGTAATTTTTTATTACGTATAGAAGAAAATGCTAATAAAGTATATGGTAAAGCTACTAAGACTTTATTAGGTAAAGAAAAACAAATGTTCCAAAGCTTGCCTGAAGATCCAGCAGCAAGACATAAAGCTATGGTTGATATGGCAACACACGTTAGCGATCTTGAAGGTAAGTTTGAAGTATGGAGTTTGTTATTCCACCCTAAGGCAGCTATTACCAATACGTATGGTGGTTATCAAAACATTATTACCGATACTGGTTTTGAACATTTCTATAATGCTTTTAGAGAAAAGTATTTAGTAGAAAAAATATTTGCTGGTAAAACATTTAGAGTGTACGATCCTAAGACTAAAACATTCCAAGACATTGAATTGAATAGTATGAGTCGTATACATAGAATGATTGATAGTTTAGGTTTACTTGAAGGTAACTTGTTACAAGAATTAACATATTTAACAGCTAAAGAACCTGCTAATGTTAAATTGTTTATGAGAGATTTAGTTAGAAGAGTTACTCAATACACTAAACGTAATAAACTTTATGGTAATGATAAGGAAGTAAATGAAAAAATTGATAATTATGTTAAAGAAACTATTACAGAATTAGCAGAAAAGCATAATGTAAGTAGTTCAGCTATGGAAATTGGTAGTGTGTTTATGTCATCTACAGAAAAACATTTAAGACGTAAAGCGTTTTTAGCACACTATTTGAAAGCAAGAGAAATATATTCAGACTCTAAAGGTAATATAAAAGTTACTGATGAATTTTTAGTGAATAGTGCCAAGAAAGGCGTAGAAGGTTCCCAGTTTATTTATCACGCTACATACAGACCAAACTTTAGTAACACTGCATTTGGTCGTGTTATGACACGTTTTCAACCATATATGTGGAATAGTATTAGACGTAGAAAACAGATCTTCGAAGACATGATGGCAGTAGAAGGGCATCCTAACTTTGAAGTTACTAAACGTTTTGAAAGGCAGATAGCTAATGACACTATGACTATGGCACTTGCGTCATTGTTTGCGTATAGTATATTTGAATATGCTTTATCTCCACCTATGAATATAATGAAAGATACAGCTGAGTTTTTATTCGGTGATGAGAAAACAAGAGAGCGTGCATTCTTTAATCAGTATCCTATACAAGCATTAGCACCAGCACAAATAATAACACCGCCTGCAGCAAGGTTTATATTACCACATGTCAATGCATTAATTGATGGTAGTTATGAAGCATTCTGGCAGTATTCAGCGTGGACTTATTTACCTGGTGGTAGATTGATAAGAGATATACACAAGACTGTGAATAGACCTGACTATCAACCATTAGGTGAAGCTATTATAGAACGTACAAGTGGTATTCCTATCAGATCACATAAGTGGTATAGACAACGATTAGAACGTGAACAACGTAATCGTGAAACTATGTTAGAAAACTTAGAGTAAGTTATCTATTCTACTCAATAAAATTTTCGTCTTATCTTTTTTTGCAGACAAAAATTTTATTTGTTTTTTTAAAAGATTATTAATTTCTTTTAATTCATTTTTTATCATTATTAATTCTTTTTTCTGTAACTCCATATTTACTCCTTAGATATTGCAGTACGAATAATTAGGCTTCGCCTCACTCGTAACATTTGTCGAGTGGTAGGGTACCACGCTCACTCTATCGCTTTCTATGTATAATCATCTATCCTTCGTGTATGTTTTTCTATTCCATACTGTCCTATAGCCTTTACTTAATAACGCTTAACGAGGACTATCTATACTGCAATATATTTTATTTATGATTGCGGCCTAGGTAATAATCTCTATTACACCAAATACGAAACTACACGGACTAATGTATAGTTTGTTTTAGTAGCCAACCAAGGTGTCTTTTCGAAACCTAGGCCACAATATTATTTAATCAGCGCAACTATCACAATTTTGTGGTCCTTGAACATCACTTATATTTACATCATCGTGATCTAATTTATCTTCAGTTTTTCTCAAAACTTCATTATTACTCTTTTCTTGTTCAAGGATAATTTTCTGTGCTATAGATATAATTGCATCTATTTCATTCTTGCTCAAAGTCATCTATATTCTCCTTTTCTATTTGAAGCAATCTTAAGAATCTCTTTAATGGTATTATAGCAAGAGCTTCTTTTCTATCCATACGTGTAACAACAGCATCGACATCATCGCCATGATAGTCTGGATACAACCATTGTGCAACTTTCTTTCTTCGTTTTGCCTGTATTGTTGTATGTTCAACTATTACGTCAACAACTTCTGATTTACCTAACGATCTACCATCGGAAGCATAGGCCCGCTTCGCAGACAGGCCTATCTTCTTCGCATCGTTTACAATCTCTCTTTCGAGATTATTGCCACGTATTTTATTCTTATGCGTCACTTGCAGCAAGATTTGTATTCATCTCAATGATGTTAAAATCTTCCTTGTATTTTTCGACAGCTTCTGGAGATTCATCCCAGGATCTAAATCCTGTACTCATCTCTAATGGGCCAACTCGAAAATTAAACCACAAGTGATTACCGAAGTTACTATCCATTTTGCTACTAAGTCTAAAGAACTTCAATAGTCTTAGTTCTGCTTTCTGGATATTATTTTTGTCAGTATACTTCGTTGTTATGAAATGTTTCAGTTTCATTATTTCTCCCTATTAGGTTGAATTGCATTGTATTAGTATCAAACGTTGCAGACATTTCGAAACTACCTTCATCACGTGATTTTACTGATTGTACTACACGCAATGAATCATCTCTATTACCTTTAATAAGTATTACCTTATCGGCTTTCTGTACTACGTTGCTTGAACCTTTCAACGAATGCAAGTTAATTACATTATTAGATGCAGACGTTTTGTTTAAGTGATGTATTGCAACTATAATTACATTTGTCTTTTGTGCTATTTGCTTTAAAGCTCCTATAATTACATTTTGCTTTTCTATTTCACCTTTAACAAAATCTACCTGTATCTCGTCAGTAGTATCGACTACTAAGACCTTAGGTTGGTACTCAGCTACTACTTTCTTTATTGCATCTATTCTTGGTGCTATTGTCATTACTTGCACATGATCTAGCTTATCCTCTAAAGTAAAGTCTGGATTATTAGTATATTGTTCCATAATCCATTGTTTATCTTTACCAACAGCTATTTGTGCAAATCGTCTAAATATTAATTGCTCATTCATCTCAAGAGATAAAAACAATGTGTGCTGCTTTGCCTTGACAATAATGTCTTGTATGAAAGCAGTTTTACCTAAACCAGTATCACCAGAAAATACTACAAGTTCTCCTGGTGCAAAGCTATAAGGTTGACACCCATATATTTTATCTAGCTTGATAGAGTTTTGTGTCAATGTATTTGTAAGATAATCTCTTAATGACAACTCTAGTTCATTAATATTCTTAATGTCTAGTTTGTAGTCTTTACGTTTATAGTAAATACATTTAGAGTCACAATATTCTGCCATGATGTGATCATCACAACCATATTGATAATTACCTTCATATACATTAGTTACAGTTCTGGTTACTTCGTCTTGTGACATTTCACCACTACTCCAAGTAAGCATACCATTTAGTGCGACAATGAATGGAATACCAGCACGTTTATATGTACTAGACATACGCATCATCTTGTTGTTTCTTGCTCCGATATGTGGACCTTCATTAAATATATGTTGCATACACGATACTACTGAACTGACTTCTGAACTGTTTCTTGTTAAGTCATTCTTAGTAGCTATCGTTTGCGATGCAATAATCATAGATTGTAAATAAGGCTCTACCTTTGGTTCTTTAAATAAAGTTTCAAAAAAGTTATCTGAATCTTCATTTACCCAATCAAGATAGTTTTCCTTGCTCGATGCATATTTCTCAAGTTTATTCCAAGATAATTCACCTAGTTGTGCCAATGGTATCCATATTTTATGCAAATGTGTTTTAGGATTTAAAGACCATTTAGTTCTTATTATCCTAGTTTTATCATAGATTGAATCAGCAAAATCAAAGTGTTTGTTCATAGTAAGTCGTAACTTATCGTGAACAGTGCTACTTTGTTGCAATCCAAACACATTTTTCATTTCTATATGAAAGCCAGTACCACTAAACCATAGGTTTATGTCTTCTTCCATTACACCCTTATCAAACATTTCTGATAAACACGCTTCTATATATCCAAGCATTTGCTCTTTTGGTATTTCACCTTTATCAACATCTAAGATAATATAGTCAATTGCACAAGGACCAGAATAGTTCTTTACAGTTCCTGTGTCTTGTACGTGTTTATCGAATGTTTCATTAAACACAAAGTAAGAACGATACATCTCGTTCTTCCAAGAGTTTTCTAATACCAGCTTTTGGTATTTAGAATTAGATACTACATTATTTCTATACTGAATTCCTCCAGTAACTACTTCTACGAAGCATTGATTTTCTGTATTCTCCATCCCTTACTCTTATTGTTATTGTGTTTAACTTCTTCTAATCTCATATCAAGAGTTTCTAGTAAACCATCATTACTTCTGATATCTCTAAATGCTCTTGAATATGTACTAGCTGTATGTGTTTTATCGTATTTTAGATTACCATAAATAGGTACATCTCTCTCAAAGTCAAACGAATAAAACGTTTCACCAGCTTTTGATTGTAACCAATTTAAGACTATTGTTTTAGCAGTCATTAAAATGGCAAGTCATCAGGATCTACAGGGTCAGGCGCACTTTGAGCAGCATCTTCTTTTCTGTAGTTCTTAGGATAACCTTTAGCTAATTGATCTTCAAACTCTTTACCTAGTTCTGTATCAGAACCAACTTTACCAAGCTTAGACCATATAGCTCTTTTATACTTACCAGTGCATGGGTAGCTCAAAGAAAGCACTTCTGCATTAGCAAGATCTTCTAAGTTAATATCGCCAGTGTCAGACACATTTAAGTCTTTACCAGCTGCCAAGAATAATGAGTTTACTAAATCTGGGTATGCCAGTTCAGTAACAACATCATTCATGTCTTTAACATAGTTTTGGTTAATAAATGTAGTATATTTATAACCACGTTCACAATCTTCTAATTCTAACTTTACAGTTGTATCATTGTATTGTGATTCTATTTGTTCTGCTCCAACAATGTAACACTTATTAATAAAGTATTTACGGCTGCCGTTGCTAGAACTTTTTATTTTAGTACCAGTTATAGCCATTATTCCTCCTTTTCATCGGTTGCTAAACTACTTGTTTTTTCTTGTACAGCGTCATTAGTTGCATCAACTTCATTCATTAATGCTTCATTAACTACTTCTAGAACAAGATCAACATCTGGATATTCATAGTTGTAACGTTCTTCGTCTTCTGCGAATGGAACATTAACTAATAGGAATGTACCATAATTATTTCTAATCCATTGGTACTCTCCTGGTTGTACACCTGATACTCGGTGTTCTTGAGGCATTGGTCTTTTATCAGCCATTTGCTACCTCCTTCTCTAACAGTTGGTTAAAGAATGTTTCAGCTCTAGCTACTTTGACTTTAGTGTCATAATAACCGTTGCTGCGTTTCTTTTTGAATGCTAACAAATCTTCTTTTGTCATCAGTTCTTTTTCAAAACATTGTTTTGATAACGAATCTAACGTTTCCAAAGATTTGATAGTCGGATTAACGACTTTTTGTTTAGCTTGAGCGTTCTCAACTTCCTCACGAGAAGCGATTGAATGATCAACGCCAAAACCTGCAAATGCAAGGGCCCTACCCACTGCACTCGTTTCGCCATTTTCCAAAGCACTCGTCTTATTAACAAACCCAGTATTATCTCTTTCAGCCGCATATCCTGTGTAATATACTTCTGGTTCTGATAACGGGTCTGGCGTGAATATCGCTTTGATGATATACTCATTACATGTTTCTCCTGTTGCTGTGTCTTTAATTGGTTGTACGTTTACTAATTCAGTACGTATTTGACACTTAGGAAACTCATCGTGAGCATTCACTACACGATCTTTGACTAACGCATAGTCTTTTACATTAAAGGCCATTTATTTCTCCTTGTTTTAAGTTGGCTTGGACAACCAATCTAGTATTAATAAATTGATTATCCAAGCGTTATTTACTGTTAATCTAATAAAACCATGTACGCTTTTGCATTGTTTGCTCTAAACCAATCCAAACCTTTGCGTACATCTTTTTGCAGTTCTGGACTCGTCATATAATTAGGCATATATTGACTACCCATTATTACCGAATACACTGCTTCTTCTACTGGTGATAGTTTATAAGATTCACCACTAAAAGGATTTACTACAGTCAACCACTCATCCAATTGACCGTATTCATTGTCTACAATAGACGTGTCTGATAACTCGTATGGAAACTTAGTATACTTCCTCTTGGTAGTAATTTCTTTTCCATTACGTGCTATATATGTTATATGATTTTTCTTCATATTACACCTCCTCAACGTTGACAGGTAATACTCCACCTGTTATATTACATGTTTCTGCTTCTTTGTATATGTAATGCAATGCTCCAGGTCCATTACCTTCGTCATCTTGTCCTACAAAGAAAACATTATTTTCGGTTTCGAATATTAATCCACTACCACAATCTCTATCATCTGGATCCCATTCTTGCCATCTTACATCAAGTATTTTTTGTCCTTTTAAAAGCTCTTCAGCTTTTTTATGCCACCACATACTCATTCTTGTATTCTCCTTATTATGTATTTACAACATTCGTATGCAAAACATATCATAAAGATAAACACCCAAAACTCTACTGATGTAAAGCAATGTATGTATACAATGTCATGATCTACATCATACCACAAACTATTCATTTGTACCCTCCTCAATTTTATGAAATTGATATACCCATTGGTTTTTATGTTTTAAGCTGCTGTTATTATCTGTAAATAACCACCATGCTCTACCATACTGTTTAGCAAAAGCTTCACGTTCTGCTATACCTTTTTTTGACCAAGGATCTACAAATTTCATTTTCTTCATACGATCTTGTATGGTTTCTATTTTATTTAAGCCTTTACGTTTACGCCAGGCTTCTTCTCTACTCAAGCTCATTAATATCTCCAACAATCATCACAAAGAGCATCGCCTTTTTTATGTTGACTCCAAAATATTTGGTCTTTTTTACTCATATAATCCCACCAATTTAAATCATCTGAATATTCTATAACTCCACATTCATCGCAAGTATTTAAATCGGTATTATCTAAAATATATGCTACTACTTCAGATATATATTTCGGATTATCACTTCTAGATTTCATTCCTACCATTTCCTTTTGGTGATATTCATCTATCATTATTAACTCTCTTTCCTAAACTATTATTATATTCCATAAGTTTATCGACCATTTTTTTGTACTTATTAGTTCGAAATATAAAATTGTTTTTGTTTAAATGACCTTCGTGTTTAATTGAAAACGTTTTATCTATTATTTTTGTCACGTTTTCTCCTTAAACTACTTATTTGGTTATAATACATAAATTCAAAACCTAAGTCTGACAATTTGTCAATCAGTTTTTGTATTTTTTCTTGTATATCTAACGCTTTTTCAGACGCACTCATTGAGATCACCCCATTTATCGTATAGATCGTCAAAGTTGCTTAACATTTGTTGCCAAGTATCTTTATCAATACTAACACTTGATGATTCTCTTGCCATAGGACTTAGCATATTATATTGTCCGTCTTGCCTAACTTCCAACAATGCTATCCATTCGTCTTTATATATTTTGTTAACTGGATCTTTGTCAGTTCCATTTCCAACAAATGCATATTCATCTTTTTCTAAGGTTATTACTTGTACATTTCCCATTTTTTTCTCCTAATTGTTAATATGTTCAGAACTGAGGTAGCTGTACACGTGCTCATCTTTGGCTACCTCTATTCTGATTTAAGTCACTGGGCATCTACTGGTGCTCTACCATGTATCATCCTATGTGACTTTTTGCTACGCAATCATCAGGATATTCCTGTTATCGGACCACCTGACAAATTACTTACTTAACTTTCCAACTTTACGCATCCAAGTTGGTGGTGCCATATGTTTCAACCAGTCTTGCATTGTAGGTATAAAACCACAATCTTCTAAGACATGTTGTTCTGCAACATATCGCACTGGTATTTGTTTCGGTTTATCTCTATGTGTTATGGTAATATATTTACCAAATGTATCGATACACCAACCAATACCTTCTGAATGATGTCGCATTGCTCTATGTGTAACAAAAGCATAACCACGTTTACTATCGTCAAACCAATGATGGATTGGTAGATAATCATCTACCGTTCCACCATACTTTTTGACACTGCTTTTGCTATGCATTAAAGGGTCCATTATAAACCCTTACTATCAAGATAATCTAAAATACTTATTATCTTATTTCTATCTGCTTTTCTTGTGAAATCAAGAGTAGAACCAGCATAAGTATTTATTTTCAACTCATCTTGAATGAATTTGCGTAATGCCTTTTGATCTGTTGCTTTAAACGTTGAATCGCTTTCTGTCGTTTCTACTTCAGTAATATTGCGATTCTGTTCTACTGCTACATCAATTTCATATTTAGTAGAATCTTCATCATTCGGTCTAAGTTTATAATGAACAGTATTTTGACTACCTTCATTAATTTCCCAACCACCGTCAAGCTGTGAATAACAATGACTTTCCAACCTAGACCAAGTATTAACACTAATATCAGGAAACGCTATAGTTACTGGATGATTAATACTTGTTGAACTTGTTTCTCCTGCATACGTATTTACATATGGTAATGAATACACACCATTTGTATGCATATCACTATTTGCATTGCGATATAATTCAACTTTATTGTCATTTGTATTTACACTATGTATTTTCCATTTACCATTATGAAATAACTCGTTAAAAACTGGAAGTTGTTTACCAATATAGTCACAAAAACTATTAGGATCAGTTACACTTGTATCCAAAAACACTTGTTCTGCTTTTGATTTAGTATCATATTTACAATGATAACTATATTCATAACCATATGCTTCAGTGTTGTAACCTTTTGCTAATGTTATTGTTAAACATTCAACGTTTATTTCAATTTCAGTATCGTCTTTATCATAAAAACGAACTTCTTCGATACCACCATCGTCACCACAACCATTAACATCAAATTCAATTACACGAATATCTGTATTATTGTAAATTTGATGTAATGAATCTGCGATTGTCAGGTTTCTACTTGCTTTTTGCAACCTATCACCTATACAACTAATTGCCCACCAATCAAAACCATCAATTGGTTTACCGTTATTTCCTGATTTACCAAATGCTTTTGATGATGCATCTGATGTATTAATTACTAAGTTATCTATTAATGTACTCATTCCTCTATAACTCATCTGCTTCCTCCATTTTTTCTATGTCGTTACGCTTTTGGATATATGAATTATCCCAAGCAACTGCAACATAGTATGTTATTAAGTTTCTTATTTCATACGGTTCTTTATTGCTTCCCAGTATGTAATCAACGAATTTGTCCAAAGTTTGCATTTCCTTTTCATGCTCTTTGGCCCTATTTTCGAAAATGTCATAATGCATTTTCTCTTCAACCTTAGCCATTTCGACTCCCTTCTTTTGATTTCGATTATCTTTGCTGCTAAATAAACAGCCATATCTAATGCTTCCTCTAAAGCATCTTGCAAATGATCACGTGTGTCATCAAATGGTACTTCTGCACCGTGTTCTTTTGCACCCTGTGTCAGTCGTTTTTCAATCAACTGCACAATTTTTTGATTATTGTTCATAGTTTTTTCCTCCAACTATTGTTTAAGTGATAAGCGTGACTATAATCCCAAGCCACGCTTATCAGATGCATAATTATCTCATTGTTTCCTCCTATTTTATTCTCACTTCATTGAGAACAGAAGTACAATTATCTATGCATCTCGTTGTCATAGAAGGAAGGTTCTATGAAATTTTCGCTACTATCAACGGTATTTCCTACATTATCAATAGTATCAACCTTCCATCTACCATGTTGATTTGCTTTCTTTGTAAAATGTGCTTTCAAGTGACTTAGTTCTCTACGTGTTTCTTCACAACAAGCATCATATAAATTCATTTCTCTTGTTGTTACGTCAGTATCAGCAACTGTTTCTCTACAATGTTTGCATACCATTCTTAACATATTATGCCTCATTGTCTTTCACAACGTTATAATATATTGCCCACATATGTTTTAACGTCATCTTTTTTTGAACCATTTGCAACCGCTCATCAAAGTCGTTTGATTCCCTTAACTTGCTCAAATCTACCTTGTATTTGGCCAGGAACCACGTTTTAAACTTTGATGAGTGCTGCAACTTTGTATAGTAACAATGTGCTTTTGAACTAAAAAGTTCTCGCACTACAAATCCTCAACAGATATTTTTATTCTACGATTCTTTGCTTGGACATTCACAAAGGTTATTTGCATATCGTAGTATTCTGATATTGTTTGATTGTTTTCCTTGCTACTCATAAGTTCTACGTCATCTTGTATGACTTCATCATCATAATCGATTTTGTCATCAAATTTGACTGTGAACTCGTCATTATTTTTCGTCATCAGTTGCTCGTTTCATTTCAGCGAACCATACTGATACTAGGCAAATAATAAGACCTATAAATAGTATCGTTTTCATGACACCCTCCTTCATCGGTTGTTGTATACGATCACACGGTTTTTATTGTAGCCAACCAACGAATCACGAGATCTAAGGGATATGATACCTAACTGATATGAGGTATTGTGACACGTTGATTGGCAGTTTTAATCTACTACGCATTAATGGTACTTACAAGCGCTTTTTTGTAAGGTATTATGTAAATGTACTCGAAGTAGACATTGCTGCCTACTCCGAATACAAGGTTGGAACGAACTATGAAATGTGCGGACACATTACATTTCGTCACGCTCAATCTTAGCACCCTTCGGTGAAAAGAACACAGTATGAGAACGCACATTGGTTGATGGGTTCACATAACACTGTTGCTCCTTGCCACTAATTGTTAGGGTGTCAGAAGCGTTCCAGCCCCTAAGATTTGCGAAGTTCACGAATGCCTCGTACTGCTCACTGTCGCATAGCAAAGTTTCGTCTGCTACGAACGCAACACGTATGGATGTGTAAGGCGTGGCATTTGTGCCATTCGCATTAATCTTATCAAGATGCTTAGATAAGGCATCGGAATCAGTTAGTTTCGATAAGGCGGCATTTGCCACTGGTGATGCTTCACGCAGGGATGCTCCTTTATACCAATAACTGATGCCGATGACATCTGACATCTTGATTTGTGGTTCGTTTTGTTTACTCATTATTATACCCTCCTTCGGGATTATTTGGTTGTGGGGCACTCACTCGGTAACCCCTAAAAAGGTGCAGCTACGTACCATTAATGATTGGAATTAAACTTGCCGATAAATGTCAACCAAACTGTAAGATTAATTCCAACATTAATGGTAGGTAGGTGGTATATATACCTCGTACATACAATCTAGTCCTATTTTTTAAAGTATTGTAAGTAGAAATTAAACGCAGTAAGTTATATTATGGAAAAGTTAGGAAAACTACTTGAGTTCATAAAAGAAAACAGAATGTTAGAACGTTATAACAAACGAACTGGAGAATGGGAACAAGTAGAAATAGATCTATCTGATCCTGAGATTTTAGAAACGTTAATGGTAATGTCAGCTGAGATGACAATAGAGATTAAACGAAACAAGATGCGTTTCGGTTTAGATAAATTGAAACCTGAGGAAAAGAATTAATTGTAAGGTATTAACGTTAATATTAAGGTTAATAGAATACATTAATTATTAGGATAATTAATTACGTTAAGGAGAAACGTTAATGGCCATAAAAAAGAAAAGCAAACCAACCTTAAAAGAAGTGATGGGAACTGTTGGAATGTTAATGATGCGTATTAACAAGCTTGAAGCAGATATTGCTAACAACGCAAGGGTGGTAGATGAATATATCCAGTTTAAGGATGATAAAGACGATTATATAAAATTTTTAAAAGAAAAATTAGAAATAGATGATAAAGATAACAAAGAAACTGAAAAAGAATAACTTTGTAGCAAAAGACTATTCTGTATGGTCAGAAGAAGAAGGAAAGGATCTAACCTACAAACATTGGCAGAAATGCGAAGAAGGAGAGCTAGGTATAAGCGATGACGGTTTTATTGCTGAGTGTATTTATAAAAAAAAGTATAAACGAGGTACGGAGATGACATTTCCTTATGGAAGACAATGGTTAGGTCATAATAGGTACTTAGAATTTAAACCGCATTATAAATCTGGAAACTTTAATACAGTATCTACAAAGCCATATTCTGAGATAGAAGCTAATTCTAAACGAGCAGAACTTGCTGTAGATGCTTATTTAGCGTACAAGATTGCAGGAGAATCGCCAGATCTCGATGCTATTGGCAAGTTGTATAGGCCTGACCAAAAAGAACCGCATATAGCGGCAAAACGATTATTGAAGTCAAAGGAAACAAAACAAATGATAAAAGAGAAACTACAAGAGATTTTAACTGATAAGGGTGTAGATGAGGGATATGTGTTAGATGTAATGAAAGATGCTATTATTGTAGCAAAGATGAAAGAAGATAGCGGAAGTATGATTAGAGCTGCTAAAGAGCTTTCTATCTTTTTAGATATGGCACCAAACAAATCATCACAAACAGAAACTATAGAAATGGATATTAGTCATCAAATAGCTAATCAGTACGAAACTCAAACAAAAAAACTTAAAGCAACACAAAAGAAAGAGCTACCAAGTGGAGAAACGAATAGTACTGAAGGGAAAGGAAAATAACTTACTTGTATTTTTAGCTACGCTTGTCCAGGTAGCAAAAGATATGCAGTTGGATATTACTATAATTATCGATGAGTGATAAGCAAGACATACTATTAAAGATGCAACAGGATATGTTATTGTTCGGCCGAATGGTTATGCCGAATATGTTTAGTGCAGAATCTCCTCCGTTTCATTACGATCTAACTCGAACGTTACTTAGTGAGGACAAACAAATTAATGTTATTGCTCCACGTGGACACGCTAAGTCTTCGGTCGTTGCTGGTATTTATCCTTTGTTTCATTTAATGTTTGACAAGGGTATAAAAGTAATTGTACTTGTATCTCGTACACAATCACACGCTACAAAATTATTAGGAACTATAAAAGATGTCTTGGATTATTCTCAAGAATTTCGTTATTTCTTTGGGTACTGGGGAATGCAATCAGCACGTAAATGGACAAACACGGAGATAGAATTAAAAGATGGTAGCGTTATTATTTGTAAAGGTACTGGTCAACAGATACGTGGTATTAAACACGGAAACCAACGACCTACTCTTTTAATACTAGATGATCCAGAAGATGAAAATAATACCAAAACAGCAGAAGCTATGGAATATAATTTACGTTGGTTGTTGCAATCTGGTGTTCCATCCTTGGACCCGTTATCTGGTAGAATATGTGTTATTGGTACTCCGCAGCACGAAAGGTGTATGGTAGAAACATTGAAAGATATGAAAGGTTGGAAAACCTTAGAGTATAGACCTGACTTAGAAAAAGGCGTTTCGTTGTGGGAAGAAGTATGGCCAGTAGAAAAATTAAAAGAAAAGAAAGAAGAATTAGATAGTATTAACAGATTGTCTGTATTCTATCGTGAGTATTTATGTCAAATTGTAGGAGATGAAGACAACCTATTTAGACAGGAGTATATACAAAGCTACGATGGTTACATTGAAAAAGACGAAGCAGGATTCTCAACTCTCATCCTGACGAACCTAAATGGTGAGGAAGTAGAAGAGAGGAGAGCTGTAAATATTTTTACAGGAGTCGATCCTGCGTCTAGTACACGAAAGACTGCAGACTATTCTGTGATATTTAATATTGCTGTAGATGAAGAAGGTAATAGATTTTGTTTGCCTTATTACAGAAAGAGAGCAACTCCATTAGAAGTAGCAGATGCTATTATTCATAATTTTAAAATATATCGCAGTACAAAGACAAGGATTGAATCTGTTGGTTATCAGGAAATGTTACGTCAGTATATAAAAGAACAGGCAGAACAAATAGGTATGTTTATACCTGGTCTTGAAATAAAAGAAAACCCTAGAACTAGTAAGTCATATAGATTAGAAAGTTTACAACCGTTGTTTGCTAGCAATAAAGTTTACATACAATCCTCAATGCAAGCTTTTGTAGATGAACTGTTACTATATCCCCGTGGTAAGCACGATGACTTGCTAGATGGGTTCTTTTATGCTAACAAAAATTGCTATAAACCTTTGCACGAAAGTAGCGTAAAATCTTCAGAAGATGACTATTTCTTAGGAAATACCACTAAAAACTGGAAAACTATTTAATAGTTCTTGACTTTTATCAAAAAATTCTTATAAGTTAATAGAGAGAGTTATGCGTATAGATATTAATAAGTATCGTTTAGACTTAATAAAAGTTTTAGACAAGGTAACAAATGTTAGTATACCAAAGGGATATGAGGTAGTAAATGCCAGAACAAATAAAGAAAAGAACCAAAAGTTCTAGAAACGATGTATCAGATAAATTGTCTGATGTGTTCGGATTTGAAAAAGGTGAAATCACTGAAGGGGGAGAACTACTACCTGAAGTTCAAGAATCTTTAGAACTACTAACTGAATATGATAACTCTCGTGAAACTTGGGCTGTTAAGTTTCAAGAATCTTTAGAATTTAGAGCAGGTGCTCAATGGACTAATGAAGAACGTCAAGTTCTAGAAAATAGAGGACAAGCACCTATTGTTGTAAATAGAATACATCCAATTGTGGAAACCGCAAAATCTCTTTTAACGTATAACTCTCCACAATTTAGATCTACAGCTAGAGAAGATTCTGATAGAGATACAGCAAAAGTTTTTTCTGATTTATTTTCTTGGGTATGGACACAGTCATCTGGAGATGAAGAATTAAAAAAAGTTATTGATGACTATTATGTTGGTGGTATGGGAGTATTAAATGTTTACCAAGATCCTGACGCAGACATGGGTAAAGGTGAGGTTTATATAAAAGGCGTAAATCCTTTAGATGTGTACATAGATCCAAACTCAAAAGACGTCTATGCTCGTGATGCTGCTAACATATTAGTTGTAAAATACATTACAGACGAACAAGCTATGCAACAATATCCTGAGTTTGGTGATATTATTTTAGATTCAGATAGTGCAATAGATAACGATGAAGATTATCCAGAAACTAACTTAGCAGCTACTGAAGGTCAAATATTTAATACAGATGAAACTACTACTTATCATAATAAGAGAAAATATATTGAGCGTTATTCTAAAGAAATGCATACTTATTATAATGTTTATGAAAAATTTTCAAGAAAAGAATTATTGTTAAATGAGCAAGAGTATAAAGAATATTTAATAAATCAATATGTAAAGCTTTCAAAAATTACTGGAGAAGAAGTAATTGTTTTTGACGAAGTTGCTATGGATGAACTTCTTTTAGTTTTACAAAGCATTGGTCAAGTATTTCATTTTACATTGCCAGAACCTGAGTTTGATCAAATGGGAAATATGATTCCACAAGAACCTCAAAAGGTTGCTGGACCTGAAGATGAAGATGGTATACCAGGAAGCACCACTTCTATTATTCCTATTACAGCAGAAGAATTAATTGGATTAGAACAAATAGAAGTTATGAAAATAGAAAAGTGTTGCGTTAAACAATGCGTTACTGTTGGAAATAATTTACTATACACAAGAATACTACCAATAGAAGATTATCCTATTATTCCATTAATGAATATACATCACAGAAATCCATATCCTGAATCTGATGTAAGACTATACAGACCATTACAAGAATATATAAATAAAATTCGTTCATTAATTATTGCACACGCAAGTACAAGTACTAATGTAAAACTACTTATTCCTCGTGGTTCAGCAGATCTTCGACAAATCGAAGAAGAGTGGAGTAAAGCAGGTACCAGTGTTATTGAGTTTGATGCTGAACTAGGTGCGCCTATAGTTGCTGGTCCTGTACCACTTCCTAACGAATTATATAAAAATGAAGCAGATGCTAAATATGATTTAGAGTATGGGTTTGGTATTTTTGAATTAATGCAAGGTAGCGGAAGACAAGCACCTTCTACTTATAGAGGAACATTAGTTGTAGATGAATTTGGACAACGTAGAATTAAATCACGTAGAGATGATGTAGAGAATTTTTTAAATCAAGTTGGTAAAGTAGCAATACCTTTAATGCAACAATTATACACGGAAGAAAAAGTAGTTAGATTAGTTCAACCTAATGGAACTGAAAAAGAAGAACGATTTAATTTTTTCAAAGAAACTGACACGGGAGATGTTAAAATGTTTCACGATGTAGCTATTGGTAGATACGATATTAAAGTTGTATCTGGTTCTACATTGCCAACAAATAGAATGGCATTATTAAATACTTATATGCAAATGTTCCAAATGGGATTAATAGACCAAGCAGAAGTATTGAAGAAGTCAGAAATTATAGATATAGATGGAGTCTTAGAACGTTCAGGTCAAATGAAACAAATGGCACAACAATTACAAATGACTCAAGAAGAATTGAAGAAGGTCAAAGGAGATCTTCAAACCGCTATGCGTGAAGAGCTTCATGCGAAAAAACGTTTAGAGGTAGAAAAATTTAGTGGCGATTTAGATAAAATATCTAATCGTGCTGAAGCGGCAACCGAGATGTATAAATCTAGGTTAGCAGATAGTGAAAAAAATCTAATGAACTCAGTTCAGCAGGTGTCGAAAGAAATGCAAAACGAGGAGCCACAAGAGGAATCTAGGTCGGCAGCCGTTGAAGCACTTGAAGAAATTGAGAGTTAGAAAGGAGAAAATACTATGAATGAACAAGAGATAACAAATACAGAACAATTAGAGAATCAGGATACTGCTCCTGCTTCTACTAGTGACGATGACATTTTTAACGAAATATTTGGTGAACAAGAGATTGGCAAGTATGTCGCTCAACAATCAAATCCCGTTGAAGGTGAACCATCTGAAGTACCTGTAGATGTGAATCCTAAGGAAGATCCTAATCAATTTCAGTATTGGCAAAGTCAAGCTGATAAAAAAGATGCTGAGTTACAGGAGTTAAAAGGTAGGTTAGATAAAATTGAAATTCAATCTCAACCTGCACAAACGCAACCTGTAGAATCAGCACCTGTTGCAACACAGGAAACAGTTAAACCTGTTAAACCTGTAAAGCCTTCAGATTTTGATGCTTCCGAGGCACTAACCGATCCTAATAGCAAGTCTGCAAAATTTGTTGCAGCAAGGGATACGTATTTAGACGATATGACTGAATACTATGAAAAGCAGGAAACACAACGTAATATGGCAGTTCAACAACAATTAAATGCACAGAAGAAAGCTTCTTCTGAAGCAAAACTTGTTAATGATTTGCAAACAAATTACGGATATACTCCTGCAGAAGCTCAAGACTTTATTGTTAAAATGAGCGCACCAGAGTCATTGTCCTTAGACAATTTAGTAAAACTACATAGAGGTTTTGAACAGGAACAAATTCCTGCAGTACAACCATCTACAGCAGATTTACAATTAGAGGTGCTAAAACAACGTAAAGAAAAAATGAGCATTCCTAAACCTATTACGACTCAACCAAGTGTCAACGTGCAGTCATCTAAAAAGATAGAAGATCAAATGATGGATTCTATGATTGGTAATTACAAGAAAAAGAATCCTTTTTTATAAAATAAGGGAGAAGCAAGATGGCTAATCAATATAGTATCACACCTGGTGTGACTTTAGACGGTTCTAATGGAAGCGCTTCTTCGATTAATGATTCAAGAAGAATCTTTAATTTCGGAGAAAGAGTAGCTGAATTAGCACCACAATCATCACCTTTTCTTACCTACTTATCTAAGGTTGGCAAAAAAGCAACTGACGATCCTGTGTTTAAGTTCTTAGAACAAAGACATCAGTATCAAAGACGTAATTTTGAAGTTGCCGTAGCAAAAGATGTAACTAATTACAATTCAGGAAACTGGGCTGTAACAGATCTTAGGCTAGACGCTGCATATGATCAGTTTGGTAGAGAAGTTGATACAAACGTAAGACCTGAATTTTTAATTGTAGGTCAAATAATCGCTTTAGAAGGTGAATGGGATGAAGATGGATCTGATGGTTCTGATAAACCAGTTATTGCATATTACAGGGTGACAGCTGTAGATAATGCAAACAGTGCATATTCTGCAATTTCAGCAACATTCTTAAAAGCGATTTTAAAACCAACTCACAGTGCTAACGGTGCAGCAGCTGCAACAAAGGGATTAATATCTCCTGGAGCAGATGACCACCTAAGACTAGACGCTGATATGAAAGGACAAGTAATTGGTTCTGCATACGCTGAAGGTCACGATGGTGACACCTTAGAAGGATGGAGAGATGAGTTTTATTCAAGAGAGGGTTATACTCAAATCTTTAAAACTCTAGTTCCATTATTCTCAGGTACAGCACTAGCAACACGTTATCGTGGGGTATCAAACGAATATATGAGAGTTTACCAAGAAAAACTTATGGAACATAAGATGGATCTTGAGCACGCTTTCTTATTCGGTATGGGAACAGATGATTCAACTACATCTGGACCATTACGTAGAACATGGGGTATCTTACCATACACAGAAGCATACGGAAAAGTTAAAACTTTTTCATATGGTTCAGCAACCTACGATCACTTCGTAGATGCTATGGAAGATGTATTTTCACCAGAATCTGGAAACAGTGGTGAAAAACTTGTTCTATGTTCAAGAGCAGTTATGTCCTTCTTTAACAAGTTAGGAGCTAACTCATTCTTGGGCAATATGATGGCACAATCAGTAGACAGTCAAAGAGTATACGCTGGTGGTTCTGGTTTTGATATTCAAAACATTAAGAACGAATTTGGTGTTAACGTAACTAGAATTTCTACATTATATGGAAATTTAAACTTAGTTATGGAACCACTATTTAGAAATCAGCACGCTAACACTGCGATTATGATTGACCTAAATAACGTTGCTTATAGACCATTAGAAGGTAATGGAGTATCAAGAGATACACAAATTATCACTAATGTTCAAGGCGATGGGGTTGACGGAAGAAAAGACATGATTCTTACAGAAGCAGGTCTTGAAATTTCACTTCCAGAAACACACACTGTGTTACAGTTTGTAGCATAATAATAACGAGGGGGATGAAATATTCCCCCTCATTTAACGGAGATAGATATGAATTTTAAATTTGATGGACAAAAAGTAAAAGCAAATATGGAAAAAAAATTAGGCTATGCACAAGCTCAAAAAACTAAATTTGTAGAAAAAGCTAAAGCTTTTGATGTAAAAGCTGCGGCTCAAAAAGGTGTAGATATAGCTACAGCAGGAAGTCAAACAGCAAAAGATATGTTTAATAAATCTGCTACTGGGCAAAAAATTAATGCACATGGAAAAGGTTTAGTAGGCGGTGCTAAAAAAGCATTTAAAACAGGAGCTAGTTTAGCTAAAAAGAATCCTTATATTGCTGGAGCAGCAGCGGGGGTTGCAGCAGTAACTTTAATTAAAAACAGAAAGAAGAATGCATAATGGGTGTAGCAACAAGAGCAGCACAGCAGCTTAAAGCTTTAAGAAAAATGACTAAACCTAACTTGAATGATTTACAAAATTATTCTACTATTTTAGAAGCAAGTAAAAAAGCAGGTACAAGACAAAGACTATACAATGAAACTGGTATGCATAGTGCGTGGGATGTACTTAAAAGAAGAAGAGGAGCTAAGTAGTAATGAGTTTTCAAACTGATATAGAAGCAATTACTGGTAGTCTTAGTGGTTTAACTACAGAAGCTACACAAGCATTAAAAGACGGTACAAAACAAGTTGTAAAACTTTTAATGAAAAATAATGCTATGAAGTCTAGATTAACTCAAGATACTACTTTAAATAATTCTCCTACAACTATGGATACAACAAATACTGTATTAATAGAAAGTGTTACTAGAAATGATGGAACACGTTCTAGAAAAGCATCTGTTATTGATGAAGCTGATGCTGATGATTATCAAGATATTAATAGTATTTATTATACTAGCAAGTTAGATCCTGTTTATTATATTTCTAACGATACATTAAATGTCATACCTACACCAGCTAGCGGACAAAGTGCATTAGTAAAACATATAACACCAGCTACTAATCAAACATTAGGTGCTAGTGCTATTGATAATTTACCTAGTGAGTTAAATAGAGGTGTTGTTGTATATGCTGCTATTGAAATATTAAGAAAACAATTAAACGCTAAAAATACTTCATTAGTTAATTTAAATAATAATTTAGGTTCTATAAGTGTACCTACTGGTTCTGGTTTATTAACAGATGTAACTTATAGTGCACCAGGAAATCAAGATGTAGGAACAGCTTCTAGTGGTGGAGTTAGTAATAGCACAGGTGTACAAGCTGGTAATGATATAGATTTAGGAAGTCCTCCTGCTTACAACAAAAGCAGTTCTGGATTAGATCACGATACTGGAAGTATAGCTGTAAATGATTTTATAGATACAGAAGACGTAGAATTAGCACAAATAGCATTGTCAAAAGAGTCACAAAAATTACAAGACTATCAAGCTGGAATTGCTGACGAATTAAATGAATTTAACGGACAAGCAAATAATTATAGAGTTGAAATACAAACTAAATTAGATAGAGCTCAAAGAAATATACAGGCATCAATAAATGATGCAAGAAATGATTTAGCTGCTGCACAAGCTACTGCGCAATTAGCAACAAATGTTTCAATACGTAATCAAGCAGAAAAATCACAACGTTTTATACAAAACGCAATAAATTCTATGCAAGCAATTATGGCTGATAATCAATCTAAATTATCTAAGTATACTTTAGATTTAAATAAATACCAGGCGCAAGTTGCTGAATCAGTTCAAAAATATCAATTAGCTTTTCAAGAAATAACGCAAGATTATAACTGGTTAGCACAGCAATATCAAATTGCTAGAAATGATTTTATAGATTTTTTATCACCATATATAATGTTAGGAGGTAGCGGTGAAGTTGCAACAGATGATAGATCAAATTAAAAAACATCATCCTGAGTTAGGTACTAATGAAATAATTCATTTATTAAACCAAGCATCAGATGAGTTTTGTTCTAGAACACTTATATTAGATGAAGCTACACAGTTTACAACTACAGCTAATCAACGTTATTATGGTTTAAAAGATTCTATTTTAGAAATTAAATCTGTAGATCTTCAAGATGAAGATGGTAACCATGTTACTATTAAAAGATTAATGGGTAGACCTCAATATAGGGATTTAGTATAATGGCACATAACACAGAAAATATAATTTCAAAACACAAAGTATATTGGATTGAAAGAGATTCAATTGGATTAGCTGAGTACGATTCTACTAAAACAGAAAAAGATCAGTTTACTAGTTTAACTAGCGCATTAACTGTTACTTTATTTTACTATAAGAAAGCAGATCATTTTAATACATTAGATTCTAATAGTAGTTCAATGGCAGAACAAAGTGAAATACCTTTGCAATTTCATCAATATTTAGTTGATCGTGCTATACAGTTAGGTTATGAAACAAAACCTGATATGATACAAATGGCTCCGTACTTTGAAAAAAAGTTTGAAAAAGGAATTAAAGAAGGAAAAATGTTTGCAAATCGTGGAAGAATTAGTGGAATTAGACACGTAAAACAATCGAGTTTTTAATATGGCTAATACTTGGAAAAAAGGAAATTTTGGTTTAATTAATTTAACTGAGTTAAATGCAAGTTTTGATGATTTGTTCCAAACTTTTTCTGATAATTTAGATGGAAACTATACAGAAGTAGCAATTCCTGTTGATGAAACATTTAGTGATGTATCGATAACATCAGATGCATCTTTTAACGATGTTTCTAAACCAAGCGTTCCTACTTACAACGATCAGGGGGTAAATTCGTAATGGGTGGAAGTTTAACAAAACCAAATAAAATAAAAGATATATATACTAAGTTAGTATTTTTTGATGATAATAAATTTAAAATAGACAATGGTAGCGCAGATGTAATAATTACAGATGCTGATAATTTTGGAGAAGATACAGTATCTGAATTAACTGATACAAATATTACATCGCCACAAAATGCTGCATTGTTAAAATATGATTCATCTAGTCAAAAATGGATAGATGATACTGAAATAGATTGCGGTGGATTTTAAGGGAGATAAAAAATGGCAAATACGTTAAAAATAAAAAGAAATACGTGGAACAATAGCAGCACTCCTAGTGGATTAGCTTATGGTGAATTAGCTTGGGATAATGCGGGGGAAACTCTATATATTGGAAAACAAACTGATGGCGGTGGAACAATAGCTTCTACTAAAATTAGTACAGTAGCAACAACAAGTGTAAAAGGATTAGCAAGTTTTAGTAGTGGTAATTTTGCTGTAAGTAATGGAGCAGTTACTATTAAAGACGATGGTGTAGATTCAGACCAAATAGCTGACAATGCTATCGTTGCAGCATTAGTAGCTAATAATTCTGTAGCGTTAGGAACAAAAACTACAGGAAATTATGTATCAACTATCACAGGTGGTACTGGTATAGATAGTAATGGTGCTACATCTGGAGAGGGAGTTGCTCATTCATTAACATTAGATTTAAATGAATTAGGAACTGAAACAACTATAGCACAAGCTGATTTTATTGCTATGGTAGATGCAACAGATAGTGGTTCACAAAAAATTACTTTTAGTAATTTAGAAGACCAAATATTTGGTAATGTATCTGGAGATATTGCTATAGCAGCAGGAGGTACAGCTTCTATTGCTGCAGGTTCTATTGTTACAGCAGATATTGGCGATGATCAAGTTACTGGAGATAAATTAGCAAATGATATTACTATTGCTAATGATTTAGTTGTATCTGGAGATTTAACAGTACAAGGTGATACAACTACTATTAACACAGCTACATTGGCAGTAGAAGATAAAGATATTGTAATAGCTAGTGGTGCTGGTAGTTCTTCAGCAGCTAATAATGCTGGTATTATTGTAGGTAGTGATGTAGCTAGTATTAAGTATGTTCACTCAGGTACAAAATGGGCATTAAATAAAAATACAGATATTACTGGTACTTTAGCAGTATCAAGTACATCTACATTTACTGGAGCTATTACAGCTTCTGGAGGTTTTACAAACAGTACGTTTGATGGCGGAACATTTTAATTAGGAGTAATCAATGTCTAATAAGATATTAATAAAAAGAGGTAGTGGTGCACCTACTACAAGTGATTTAGACAATTACGAAATTGCCTATGATACAGGTGCTAATAAATTATATATTCGTGATGGTAGCGATATTATTCCCTTTGCAGCTATTGTAGACGAAGATAATTTTTCATCAGACGATGCTAATAGAGTACCATCGCAACAATCTGTAAAAGCATATATAGCTAGTGAATTAGCAGCTGCAGGTGCAGGAGATATAACAGCAGTAGTAGCTGGAACAGGATTATCTGGAGGAGCAAATAGTGGTTCTGCTACTTTAAACATAGATTCAACGGTAGCTACACTTACTGGATCACAAACACTTACTAACAAAACTATAGCAAGTCCTACTTTTACTGGAGATATATCATTTAATGATGTTTCAACTCCAAAACTTACTATAACAGATACAACAAATACTGTAAGTGCTGAACTTCGTGCTACTGATACAACTGGTACTGTTGGAACTGTAACAGACCATAATTTTAATATTATCAGAAATGGAACTGGAAAATTAACATTTTATAATAATTATACAATGCACAATAATGGTGGTAATGATTTAGATTTTAGAGCAAAAGACGATAGTGGTACTGAAATATTCAGAATAGATGCTGGAACATCTAAGATACATATTAATTCAACTCTATTGTTAGATAGTGTAAATATTAGTGCAATTCAAACAGGAAGTGAATCCTTTGCAGACAATGATACTTCTTTAATGACTTCTGCTGCAATACAAGATAAAATTACTTCTTATGGTTATATAACCTCAGATACAAATACTTTTAGAACAGTAACTGCAGGTGGTAATACTTTAGGTGCTTCAGAAACATTAGCTTTTACTGCAGGTTCAAATGTAACTATAACTGAATCTGGCGGTGCTGTTACAATAGCATCAACAGACACTAACACTCAACTAACTTTAAAAGACGAAGACAATATGGCTTCTAATAGTGCAACAGCGGCAGCATCACAACAAAGTATTAAAGCGTATGTAGACGCAGAAGTAGCTGGTATTGTTGATTCAGCTCCAGCAGCTTTAAATACATTAAACGAATTAGCAGCAGCTTTAGGAGATGATGACAACTTTAACAATAATGTATCAAGTGCATTAGGAAATAGATTAAGAGTAGATACAGCTTCACAAGGATTAAATGGCACACAACAAGCCAATGCAATCACTAACTTAGGTATTACTGCTACCAAAGCAGAATTAAATTATGTAGATGGAGTAACTTCCAATATTCAAACACAATTAAATGCAAAAATTGAAGCGACTTTAACTACTGAGCAAGTACAAGACATTGCTGGTGGTATGTTTTCAAGCAATACAGAAACTGGTATTGCTGCTTCCTATGTAGACGGAGATGGAACTATTGATTTAACGGTAGATTATTTACCAGCAACAGATGATAGAGATGTAAAACCAAATGCAATAACTACTTCTGGTGTAAAACAAGTAAGAGCATACTTCACTACATTAGAGGGTTTAACTGGTAGTTCTGGAAGTGATTATCAAGATTTATTAGTATTAGATACTTACTCAGACGGTAGTGGTGGAGATATGAACGCTTTAGCATTTGACAAAAGCACTCAAAATATTTATCACTATTTAGCAGATCAAAGTGATTCAACTTGGGGAACTGCAAAAAGAATAGCTTATATAGAAAATGGATCTAACAATAGAGTGATGACTGCATCAAGTTCTTCTACAGTAAATGGAGAGAGCAGTCTTACTTTTGACGGAACAAATTTAGCAATAGCGTCTACTGGTAAACTTTACTTTGGTGGTGGTAGCCATACTTATATACAAGAAGATACCAATGATAGATTAAGATTCTTTTGTGGTGGTGCTGAGTTTATTCGATTTACTGAAGATACTTCAAATACATTAAATTTTTATCAACCAATGAATTTTCAAGGGCAAACAGTAACTAATGCTGGGGAAATATCAGCAACATCTTTAGATATATCTGGAGATATAGATGTAGACGGTACTGCAAATTTAGATGCAGTAGACATTGACGGCACTATTAATGCTTCTGGCGTAGCAACATTTACTAATAGAATTACTTCAACTGCGACTGGTGGATTTACTATAGGTAATTATGCTGGATATGATAGAATACAAAATAGTTCTAACTCGTTTAGCTTTTTAACTGACGGAAATGGTTATGCTAATATGACATTTGGAACAGTAACTGCTGGTACTTGGAACGGAAGTGTTATTGCAAGTGCATATTTAGATTCAGATACTGCACATTTATCTGGCTCTCAGTCATTTACTGGCACTAAAACATTTACAGCAAGAACTACTTTTGATGATAGTGGAGCTGACGGTGTTTTATTCAAAGCATCAGACAATGCTAGTAATTCTTCAAGAGCATTTTTTGACGGAACTTCTACTTCTTGTATATTCCAAGAGGGTAATGATTTAAGTTTTAGAAGTGGAGCTACTACTGGTAGTTCAAGTGGTACTGAAAGATTTTTTATTAATTCAAGTGGTCCACAAGTTCCAACTGGCTCACAACTTTATGTAGATGATATACACGGAAAAAGTAATGATACAAACAGATTAGTATTAGATGATGATACAATGTCAACAGCAAATGCAGTATCGCTAACTGCTATAAATAATCTTTTTTTATGTGCC